CAGGAGCGATGAGTGGCGGGAGCCTGGGGTGTTGATATCTACGTCCTTCAGACCTGCCGCATTGCGGAAGAGGTCGAAAGCTGCTAGGTTCTTGCCGGTTGCCACTGCGACAGCATCCTGATGAGCTCCAGCAGGGCTGAGATGAGCAGCATTGCTATCACAAGGTTGGGCAGGCTGAATAGCAGAGCCAGCAGAAACAGCGTGATGGCTGTCAGAGCCCGAAAGTCGATGGTCTTGAACATTTTGTTGAGTGTTGAATGTTGAGTGTTGAATGTTGAATGGTTGGGGCTGAGTGCCCTGTTGCTGTCTTCCGTCAATGGTGAGGCCACGAGTCAGGTAGGCTTGTCTGCGCCTCTTCAGTTCTTCCTGTGGCAGCACCTCGTACCAGTGGGGCGAGCGATAGATTTCTGATGCCTTGTCGGTGATGAAGAGCATGCGTTCTGGCGTGATACAGCTCTCGTCGTAGGGCACGCCCAGCGCCTCGCAATAGGCTCGCTGCGTCTCCTCGATAGTCATGCCGATGGGCATGCGGATGTCGATGTGCAACTTCTTGCGGGCTGAGTACTCCAGGTGCAGCAGGGCTCCGTTCCAGATGGTGTCGCTGCAGTTCAGCTCTCGTGCCTTCTCTATCGCCTTATCCACATATTCCTTATCGTCCACATCGATGGTGGTCTGGAAGAGGAAGCTTTCGGGCACGGCATTTTTCTGCGAGCGTCTGTTGTCTCGGAACTGGTAGTAGTGAGCGCAGCGGAAGGGCAACTGCTTCTTCAGTTCATCGTTACCCCCACGGATGGCAGCTACCAGGTCTGCCATCCAGGGATAAGCGATGGTCTTGTCGTAGACCGAGAGTGGCTGGGAGCTTACGCTCCCCTTATTGCCATTCTTGTACGGATTATATGCTATAATATGTTCCATCGTTCTTGAATGTTGAATGGTGAATTTAATGTTGAATGTTGAGTGTTGAATTTAATGTTGAATGTTGAGTGTTGAATGTTGAGTGTTGAATTGCCTAACGGTCGCAAAGGCGCTAGCCTAATTCAACATTCAACACTCAACATTCAACATTATCTTTGAATCCGGCAATCAGTTCCTTGTGCTCTACCTTGAGGTAGCGCAGCATGTCCTGCTTGTCCAGGTCACGGCTGAAGGTATAGTTTACCTGCACCGTGCGCTTGGTGGTGCGCACCACGGCATGCTTGGTCTTGAAGATTTCCTCGAAAAGCTTCTCGCCCGTACGCTCGTAAGGCTTGAAGTCGAACTCATCGCCTCCCTTCTCGCCAGAGCATACCATTCTGCCCGGTATCACCTTAGGCTGTTCGCAGATAACCTCGGTATCGTTCCATGGCGCCTTGCGGAAGGCGATGGTACCGTTTTCCTCACTGATGATGGCTCCGTCCACCTTCTGGGCGTTGAGGAGCTGCTTCTTTGCTGCTTGTTTCATAATCGTAACAACTTGTTTAAAAGATGAATAATGCCCGCAACCAGACTTTACTTGTCTGATTACGGGTGCAAAGATAGGGCAAAAACACCTATGGGAAAAATAGGAAAAATAGGATTAATATTTGTCCCATAAAAAAAAATCATCTATGGGCAAAGAATTCAGCCACTTTATCATCCATTTCTTGATTTTTCATGTCCTCACAATGATTGAAGACATTGTAGAACGATTTTATCGTAACTTCTTTTCGTATATGGCAATCATCGGTAAGAAATCGATAAATGGCATTGGCACTAACGATGTGCTGCGGTGCCAAGATACCCCTTCTTCTCCAATATCTGATAAACGCAAATATTGCGATATTCATTGGTGAAGACTTGCTCGCACTGGTAGACATAGAATTTAGTCCATTTAGGGTGAGAAATTCTATAAATAAAGAGGCTTGCTCGGCGGTCGTCTCTTCATCTTTTACAGAAGATGCTTCATCAGACACAAAAAGGTATTCTTTTTTTCGGCCGATTCTGGTACCATTTTTCAATGGTTTTCTATTCCTTTGCTCCAGGTATTCATAATAGCCATCCAGAGTGGCGATATAGGCATCAAGCCTAGGAAGTTCAGCTTCAACCAAATGATTGTCTATTCTGTTAAAGGTCTCCAAGAATCGACGTAATACGAGCGCATCATGATAATCTCTTTCCTGCATGGCAACATCTACCAGTAAGTGTGCGTGTATGCTCATATCCATAGGAGGGAACGCCTCAAATTGTAAGTATACTCAATATACTTGCTGTTGCCATTCAATTGAATGACCACGCAAAAAAGGCCGAATCGCCCATACTTCAGTATCAAGCGCACGAGCTTGATAATAAATCTCCCCATAATTCGAAATTTATAATAGTCAGTAATTAAGTTCTTTGTCGCTCGTTCCTTAGTAGAGGACGTTAGAATTTGTTTGCGCTAACAATTTTGCTGGTACAAGCAAATGCCAGGAGAACTATAAGGGAATACACCCTTAGGGGACAGTTGGTCTCCGATTTCATCATCTTTTACTTTCTTTTTTTTAGGTATTTATTTATAGATTAGAATTAGCCTCAAAATGAGTTCGCTAACACATAGTGAGGCGGAAAAACTCACTTATATTTACTTCATAAAAGCCAGCAAGTCCTTTCCCTTATGCATGAGGTTGAGAACCACTGCGGCTTGCATTCCGTAAATTTTCTTATATCTTTCTTTCATCTCATACAGCATGGTAAGCTTGGATTCCCTTTCCCTTACATATTTCTTATAGTTCTCCACCGCCTCTATTTCTTGGTAAAGATAATAGCCGATGATGTAGCAGAATTGCCTGATGGTCTCAAAAGATTTTGAGGTATCTTGCTGTCTTAGTTCTCTAATGGTATCGTAAGAAGATCCAAACTCCAAATTTATTATTGTGGGGGTTGTGATTTCCTCCACTAGTATGTGGTCAAGGAGTGCTCCCACTTCCTTGACAACCTTGCCTCTCATATAGCCGTCGGCATATGAATTCATGTAACTACGTCCTTTTCCCATAATTTCTTTTTTAAATTTCGGTGTGAAATTACAAAGAAAGAGCGAAATAGAGGCGTGTACTACGATTCCTTAATTCGTAATATGAGTACTATTATTTTTCTGATTTTTAGATTTTTGACAAAAAAGAGGGAAAAGTGAGCATTCTTGCAGCATCACTTTTCCCTGTTACTTTTATGGAATTTTTATGGTAGGTGCAGCACTCTGCACTGCTTATTTTACTTGATTATAACATTTGGTAAAACCAGCAAGGCTGATACGCTTTACGATTGAACCTGCCACTTTATCGTAGTATTTCAAAGATAGATAATTACTCTTTTTGAGTTGGTCTGGTTCAAGGGACAGATAGAAATAGCTAAAAAATCCATCAGTATCGATTTTACCATCATCTCCATATCCTTCAAAATACATGGTTGTATCATAAGAATCTTCTGTATAATTATCTTTAGTTATGATAAGACGATAATCTACGCTTGTTATTCTGCTTGATATTTTTCCGTCATTCTTGACAGCTGCATCCCAAGCTGTATCAAAATAAGCTAATCCGTCGTATGTTTTTACGACACGTAAGCTATTGTTCGCTGGAAAATATACCGCATCTATATTGCCACCGACATAATGTACAATCATGTAGATTTTTTCCATTGTATAATCATCCTCATTACTTTCTAGTTTCCAATATCCCTGTGCTCTTGTAATATTCGCTATTAATATTAGAAAGAACATTAATATAATTTTTCTCATAAATCTTTGTTTAAATCGTTTCCTTTATCGTTATTTTAACCTCTACTTATTTGTTTTCATTAGCGTTTAGACGCTTCTTGAAAGCCTTTAGAGTATTTTTGAGCATATCAGATTCGACCTCTTGCATGAACGAAGACATAAACTCGAAATCAATTTCACCCTTATTATTAACAGGGAGTAGAATCCTCTCTCGTTTTATACGTTTGTCATTTATCTCTCTGTTAAAACAATACTTCTCTGACAGACGATTAATAATAGGCAACATGAAAAGGTAGGCATATTTATCCAATCCTTTACGCTTAAGTTGAGTAACATGGTCGCTTGCGACAAACTCATACTGATGGAAGAAGGCACTACCGACACTGCCGCTATTGGCTATAGTTATACAATCATCGAATATTCTTATGCTGCCTTCATTACCGATGAATCCATCCACTCCATTGTTGAGTGCCGTGGATGAAACATACGGGACTGTACCTTCTGTGTGATCTGCTTTTTTAAGACGTTTTCCACGCTGAATTTCTGTGAAAATCTCTGTAATAAGAAATGGTTTCCACTGATGGAGGCGCAATTTACTCCCCCCCCCTAAATTCTCTCTGAGTATCAGCTGTTTGCATAATTTTTCTATTGTTGGTTTCAATAATAATATTTCTTTTCTGCGCATGTATTCTTCCATAAATTGCCAATCTGGAGAATCTTCATCTGTAACAGGTAATAAAATCTTTTGGCGTTTCATTCTTTTCTCGTTAAACTTGTAACCATACTCAAATTTTACTTTTTGCTGAATTATCATGGTCTTCAAGAATAACATAACGTGGTAAGATGTTATACCATTCTTCAAATGTAATCTTTTAACATCATCAGAGAAGATACATTCATATGGATGAAAAAACGTCTCGACAACACTTCCATTGTAATTTACTCCTAAAACAAGTTTATCTAAACTTTCATTAGTGTTATCTACCCATGCGGTTATACCATTGTTACTGTCTGTAGCTCCAATAAAAGGGCGCTTACCAACTTTCATGACGGCTTTTGTCAATCGTTTGCCAGGCGATATTGTAAATATATCAGAGATTACAAACGGTTTCCAACGTATTGATAATAGCTTATTCATTATCTACCTCCTCATTCTCAAACAAGTAACCACGTCCATGAGACATCATATTGAACTCAAACGTCAAATAATCTGCCATAGTTTTTTCAAAGTCTGCTTCAGAAGGTATCTCGTCATTAAAATAATAGAACGAATGCAACCATTCGTCTTCTGGCAGAATAGTTGTATAGACACAATAACTATTTGGTGCTTGACATCTTCCAAACCAAACATCTAACAAATGTTGTTTTTTATCTTTTGCACTTGATGTCTCGACTAATCCAATATGTTTACTCACCTTATATCCATCATTTGAAAAATCTATGAATTTACAAACATGATTTTTATCATGCGGTATACCTGCCGTAAAAACCGCAATGCAAGGATTAGTCCCAACACTATAGAATGTATCTTTTTGCAATGTTATGACACCCTCCAAAGTATGACGTTTAAGTATATTATATTTTATGTTCTTTTCAGCCACCGTTTTACCCGTTAAAGAAGACTGAGGTATAATAACTATACATTTTGCTCCTTCAACTAACGAATCTAACAAATGTTCTGTAAAATTTATCTCATATTGCTTCGGGTCTTTTGTCTTTTGTGCCTGTGAATAAGGAGGATTCATCATGCCTACAGTACATGCATTTAACTGAAGTTGAGCTGGGTTTTGAGCCAGAAAGTCCCAGTTATGCAAGTTGCTTTTACCATCTCCACGCAATATCATGTTTGTAGTAGCAATTGTAAACATGTACCCTTGAGATTCTATACCAAACAATTGGTCTTGGCGTATTGATCTTTTAACCGCCTCATCGTCCGTTTCCTTCAGCATATAATGCATCGCTGCAATAAGAAATCCTGCTGTTCCACAACAAGGATCAAGAACTTTGTCGGAAGGTTTGAGTTCAGCCAGATCACAAAACAATTCAGTTATGTGCTTCGGTGTCAAAACAATGCCAAGAGATTGTCCATCCCCTCCAGAATATGACATAAACTCACCATAGAAGCGACCTATATAATCCTCTGATGAAGAAGTATACTTTATGCTTTTATATATATTATCATAGATAAATTTTGCGTAATATTTCAGAGGAGTCATATTTAACGCCTCATCTTTACTATTAATTTTAGGCGCATCTTTTATAAAAGCGAAATGCGCAAGAAGTTTATCACGTTTTGTATCAGGTGTAACATTAGCACGCTTTAAATTACTGCATATCGCCTCATAGATTTTTGAACCATCCGTTTTTATAATATCTCCATTAAGAGATTCCAAATCAAACGTTTTATATTCAATTTCTCTCAAAGCCAACATTATTCCGGAAACTATAAGAGGTTTTTGCTCTGTTGTCAGACTTCCATAAGAACGTAAGTACTCATGCAAAGTTGCAGCATCTTTAATTATTTCTGCTGTAGTTTTATCTGCATCTGTCGTTTCTTTTAATATCTCCTTATAATAGTATTCATTTATATTTGACAAAGAAAAAGATATGAAAGATTCTAAGTCTTCCAGTTGTTGATATTCCCCTCTATCATTTATAAATAGTGGGGTAATACGATGTCTTTTTTCATCTCCAGAAACTCCAATAGCTATAACTTTTCTATACGCTGTGTGCTTTGCTAAATGCAAACCATAGAAAAGAGCACCATTCACTGCATACTCTCTAACAGACTTAGTTGACATATCAACCAGGTCTTTTTCTGTAAGCATAATATGATGGGACAAGTCAGCCTTGTCCTCAATAACAATAATAAAATCTTCCACGACCCCACAATATTCAGGATAGCCAACATTTCCAGTCTTTGATTTAGAAGCCGTTTTCAAAGCCTCGTCTATGTCTTTTATGTCGCAGCCTTGTGGTGTGAGATTTATATCGGCATCTTTTAGCAATTCATATACCCAAAAATCCGTTTTAACTTCTTTCTTTGCCATAATATAATATAAATCTTTTATTTCACAAACTGTAATGTAAACACATTTCCCCCTGGCAAATCCTCCAAGGTGATCACCCACTCTATCTTCCCATCCTCTGGGTCGATATCAATAGCATACGCCGTGCCTTCCTTCTGTCCGTCGAAGCGCACGTCGAAGCGCCAGAGACCGTTCTTCAGAATCTGGTCTCTGGTAATCTTGATGGTTGAAATCTTGGAGATATCTATGTCGAGGCGCTTGGCTATCTCCTGATAGCTAAGCACCCATCTGGTCTTACCATTAGAAATGTATTCATAGGCGATGCCATCCTTGGTGAAGCCGATACCCTCAGTATCGGTAATGGCATAATAACTGGGAGCCTCGCTGCCAGATGGTGGGCTGACAACCGGGTCGTCGATATCGGAGCTTACATCATCCTTGCTGCAACTGGCAAGGGCAAGCGTAAAAAATGCGGCTACAAGAGCCAGCTTCCCCAAAATGGGGGGGGGTAAATCTGCTGATAATCATAATGTTATCGTTTTATTATCACATACGTGGCTATATACCACACCACAAAGTTACGATTTCTTTTTGAAACTGGCAAGGATTTCGGGAGAAAGTTTTGAAAAAAGTTATTTTTGGACACGACCCAGTCGCCATGTAAGGGCGCCTTGCTGATTGCTATTATAGCCAGGGCGTTGCCTTGAGCTTCTAATTGTATCGAATTCGGTACAATTTAAAACGGATTATTTAGCATATCTTTTCACCGATATATCAGTTTTTCATCATGTTTTCTATCATATCTATTGTCTATTTTTAAAGATAAAATCACTAGTATGTCTATTATAAAAATCTGCGTAAAAATATAATTAAGAATATCACAAAAAGAATAAAGCCACATCCCCATACCCGATTTGACATTTCATTCTCAAAATTAGATAATTCTGATGTTTTCTTCGATTTACTACCTTCATAAAGGGTTCGGTAAGAAATCTTGCGATGCCTTACAAAGCGTAGCCATAGATAGCGTAAGCCTGTACCGATACGAAGAATAATAATATTCCTCAAATAATATCTGAAAAGTTCTTCCATACTCAATAGAAACTCTGATTTTTTCTTATTCCCTGTTTATTCTTTCCCCCAATTCGTCTGGTGTAAGTATCTCCATCTTGGAGAAACCAAACCACTTTTTGCCTAAGCCCTTAATGGATGCACCTATGTTATATACACAGTTCGCTGCTCTCCTTTTTTTCTATTTTATCTGTCATATTTATATTCATTTTTCCAAAATCACAAATTGTGACTTTGAACATTACCATATTTAACTGCATTCAAAGGTAGTGCTTTTAGCCTTTAAGCCACTATTGCACAACCCCTTTCTTTGAAAAGAACGTAAAATCAATAGTATTATTGCTATGATTGTACTTTTAGTAATTGCTTAACTCGTTGCACCGTACTTACTCCTTTACCACTCAACTTCGCCACATACCTAATGGCTATGTCGTTAATCCTACCCTTACCCCCTGTTTTAGGGTGCATGGGTAGTTTTTTTTTAAAAAGGAGAAGATTATGGCTGATACTGCAAGAGAAACGGTTTGGCTATGTTAAACTTGGGTTAACTTTACAGTTTTTTTTAGGAGCTTGGCTTTTTTTACAAAAAAAATCGTAAATTTGCAGCGAGAAATAATAACTTGAAGAATAAACAACATAAAAAATAAACTTATGAAGAAAATCTCGTTGATAGTGATGAGCTGCATGATAGCTTGCGGACTGCTCGCCAACCACGGCATCGTGAGGGGCGGAGAAATGTCGCCTAAGGTAGAGGACACGGTATCGATTGCCAAGAAAATCACTGATAGTCAATGGCTATCGAACAACTCCGACACGTTGGAAGTGGACACAGCTGGCGAAGACTCGGTGGTGAATGTGGTGGCCTACTTCTGCAAGGGTGACACCTGCGAATACTGGATATATGAGAATGAGTGGAAGGTGGACGGCAAGGACACGGTGAAGACGCTCGGCGTATCCACCCAGGTGCGCCTCGTAGTAAACGATTCCACCAGCAAGGGCTATAAGATGAGCTACACCTTCCTGGACGTAAAGGCCGATTCGGTGGGCGACAACTTCCGGGACAAGATGATGGCCATAGTAGCGGAGCGCACCGCCAAGAGCGTGATAGGCACCACCATCAACTTTGAGACCGATGAATATGGTAGCATCACCAAGATTACCAATCTCTCGCAAATCAAGAAGCAGGCAAAGGCTCTCTTCAAGGCGAGCATGAAGGACATCGCCTCCATGCCCATCATGCAGGAAATGAAGAAGGCGATAGGTTTTGACATTATGAAGATAGGCAACCAGGCTAACACCGACGAGGTGGTGGAGGGCTACCTGGAGGAGCTGAAACTGCTCTTCGCCTGCCACGGAAGCCAATATGCCGTGGGCGAGCATCACGAGCACGAGGATGCCACCAAGGATAGCTACGCCAACGACACTTATATCAATGCCAGCCTAGAGAAGAATGGCAACTACACAATCTCCTGCGAGGTGGTCAGCGTGATACCAAAGGAGACTGTGAAGAAGGTGATGGGCGGACTGATGGGTGCCTTCACGGAAGGACTGAAGGGCAAGAAGACCGAGGACGGCAAGGATCATGATGGCGACATCAAGGACTTGGACGACGAGTTTAAGAAGGAGATAGACAAGGCAGTTGACCAAGATGTCCAGACCTCGGAGTATCTCAGTGTGACCTGCTTCGAGGATGGCTGGCCTAGCAGCGTGTTGAAGCAAAATAAATCTGTGATGGCTGGCCGTGGCAAGCTGAAGCAGAAACTCATCGAGGCTTGCCGATTCGCACAGCGCGAGAAATGATGAACTATTTCGACCTGTACAGATTGAATACAAATACCCCTTGCGGAGTAAACTAAATAGTGCCTAAAGGGTGTTCAGTATTCAGTATTCAGTTTTTTTCGCGATAGTTACCTTTTTCATGGTTATAAATTGTAAGTAATTATTTTATATTATATATATATTATTATATATATATAATATACTATCTATACAGAGAGTGGTAACAACAGCGAAAAAAACTGAATACTGAATACTGAACACGTTTCCTGCAAATAGGTTATTACTTTGTAATATGCTGATTTATAAAGCAAAAACACAGCTTCTATACCGCGAAAACATAGAGATGCCCCCACAAAACATAGAGTTTGTTTTTTAAGCTAACTTTCAAATCGTAAGTTTGCTGAAAATCGCTCCTTATCACATGTCTAAATTTGGTAGATACCGGATTTATTCGTATCTTTGCACCAGCAATCGAAGGAAATGCCTTAGGTGCCTGAAGGCGGTCTTCTATTAAGACCAACGCGGGTCATAAATGATGGCAGGCGCCGGTCATCAATGAAGACCCCGAAAACGGCAGGAACGGGGCGTTCTGGGGAGTTGCAAACACGGACACTAAACATACTACAGACTATGATTAATTACAGCATCGTAATGCGTAGCGTGAACGCAAATCTTCTGGAAATCAACCAGGCTAAGTCACGCATCAACCAGGCAAAGAAGGAGGGTAAGAATCCTGACCCCAAGGACCTGGAACTCGTGAAGACCGAGAAGCAGAATGCTTTCGCCATCTCACAGTACACCGACATCATGACCATCGAGAAGTTTGCCAAGCACATCACTTCTCATGGCAGTGTTTATTCGAGAGCCGACATCAGCGCCATCCTCTACATCGCTGTAGACTGCATGCGTGAGATGTTGCTTGAGGGCAAGAAGATTCGTCTGGGTGACCTCGGTGATTTCTCTATTCTTCTCACCTCGAAGGGTGCTGAGGATGCAGACAAGTTCTCCGCTCAGAACATCACCGGCGTAAAGGTTCAGTGGGAGCCTGGTCAGGAGTTCAAGAACCTTCGCGATGACGCCGAGTTCAACCTCGTAGCCAGCCGCAGTGCTCAGGCAGCCGTTATCAAGGCGATTAAGGCGGGTAAGACCAACGTTGACCTCAACGCGCCAACCACTCCGGATAATACACCAGGCGGTTCTACCCCTGGTGGTTCAAACACCGGTCAGACCGGCAGCGACGGTCAAGGCTCTGAATCAAGCGGCGGTACTACCGGCAAGGACGATACTGGCGACGGCCTTGAATAGCCCAAGGATAGACTGGCTGCTAGGGTGCTTGCTCCCTAGTATAATCCGCAAAACGAAATGTTACCGTTTCACAAAACGAAATGTTCCGAAACGCAAAACGAAGCGTCTTCGTTATAGATGTCCTCCAGAACCATACTCAAATAGCGTTAGAACGGATTTCTTTTCCTATTCTAACGCTATTATATTAGAAAACCAACAAATAAACACTAGCATATGATGTAAAAACATCAAAGAAACCTGCTACCTCAGCCCGATCTCGTATTATGATACGTTTAGAGTTCTCTTGCAAGAACTTCTTGGGCTATCTGCTTGGCTTGTATTCTCCAGGCCTGATAAGCATCGAACTCTGCTTCGTGGCTCTTATCTCCATCTCCTCGATTGGCCAAGATTGCCTCTACCTGATTCTGGCTGTATTTGGTTCGTACCAAACCTGCCGTGAAATCACCGTAAGTAGCAGACTTTGCCTTAATTTTGGTAGAACCATCGGCTTCATCACCTTCGTAACTGAAGGCGGTTTTACCCGAATCTGAAGCTTCAGATTTTGTATCTGAAGTACCGGAAGTCTCGGGATGATAGTTTTCTACTTTCTGCTCACCAATGTAAAGCAGGAAATGGTCATCGTCAAATCTGACGTAACTTTTGCGAGATAAATATACCTTTTTCATCGTTAAGTAAATTTATAAAACTTCTTTTTAAACTTGTTGTGCAGTTCTGCGACAACGGTGGAGAATGGAAGTTCATCACGACAGAAGTCATTTAGGGCTTGGTCTATGAGAATCTTGGAACCTGTATATAGATAGTGCTCTACAGTTTGCCAGACCTCGCTCTCTCCTTCAAAATGGTCGATGATACGATAGCGCAGTGAGAGACGTTTCTTAGGCATCTCTTTGCTGACCAAATGAGTGCTGCCATCGGCAGCGGTCTCTTCTACCTGTACGACCTCTTTTTCTATGACAGAGTCGTCAACCTTGTAATCAATCACTTGGATGAGGAATTTGTTCTCATCCTGTCCCTCATGGCATATAATGTCCTCAATGGACTGCTGCTGTGATTTTTGCATTCCCTCGAAAGGCACACGAGATTTGCGAGCCTTAACGAGTTTTCCGAATCTTTCCATACCGATTTTTTTATATAAGTTTTTTGAATTGGCGTGAATTCCTAACCCAAGGCGTGAAGCTGCCTTGAGCTCTATTTGTCTTTGTGTAAACCCATGTTTGCGAAGATTAGCCACCTGCTTGCAGAGATCATGCTTAAACCGTTTTCGCAAGAGTGCATGGTCGGCATAGATGACCTGTCCACAAAAATCTATACCATCGCAAGTTCGATGGATTCCCCACGACTTGTTTATTGAGAGATGCCAATCACGAGCTAGGTGCATGACAGCTAACTCCGCCATCAGACGCAGGAAAACTTTGTCTTCATGGAGAATATAGATGTTATCCATGAAACGATAATAATGACGGAGCCCATGACGGCAGAACTTTTCGAAACGCTCATTAAGAAAGCTGACCCCCTCACATAGTAGTTGAGCCTGTTGCTGAGTGCGACAGGTAACAAGCATGTCGCTCACATAGCGAGCTTGCCAATAGTGGAATTTTTCAGGGTCGTCGATGATATCGAAGCATCTGAGTGCCAGATAGTCGAACCGGGAGAGAAAGAGCTGCCCCAGTAGCTGGGCTAGTTTTACTCCAAGTACGATTCCTGGGTTGAACGAGTCAACTATCTCGTCTATAAAGGAGAGGAGTTTTCTGTCTTTAATCTTGCGGCGATATTCACTCTTGAGCAAGTTGTGATCTATACACTGAAAATAGTGGTGAATATCAATAGGAAGGCAATAAAATGTATCTTGCTGTGGAGAGTTGAATATATCTCTCTTAATAAGATTGTAGAAATAATGAGTGCCCTTGCCCTTAGAGCCTGCAGGGCAATGGTAGTAGATGGTGTTACGTATATCATCCTCTACAGGATTGAGGGCTGCGTGTTGCATGACATGATCTATGACTGGCAACTTGTTAACCTGGCGATGCTTCGGGTATTCTATATCCTTAGGTACATACCCTGATGTATGCCAAGTCTGGGCTGCGTATGCTTCAAGCATACGCTCTATGTTATGATCTAGATTGGCATCAAATTCCTGCACACCCCTGCGAGACATCTTTTGTCGGGCATAATTATAGAAAGCCCGACGAAAGTTGTCATTTGTCTCGACTTGTGGAGAAATGTTACCAAATCTTTTCATAAGCGGTGTAATGTCTGTGTAATTGTGTGAAACTGTGTAATGTCTGTTGTCTGCTATTTTTTATCCTATAACCTTCGACCGGATGACCCTATTGTCATCATCTACCAGCTAGATGAACTATGTGTATGTTTCGCCATGGGGCGAGGTCTGACCCTGTTGTCTCGAACGGAGAGCAAACACCCCGTATTGAGATATGTTAAAGTTGAGAGCGGCGCCGTAGTTCACGTTGGCATTCGAGACATCATTGTTATCGTTGAGCGTCGAAAGACCGCATTGACCACCATTGTTAACACTACCACCACGAAGGCAGAGACGGAAACCAGCACCTAGGGTCACAACCTGGTATTATTATGAATACCGCTGCAAAGATACTAAAAATAATCGGTATGGAAGTATGTCAAAGAACTTTTTTCTAAAATTTTTTATCGCCGACCGCCAAAGGCGGTTATTGAAGCGAGCAGAGCTCGCTGGGTGCTTCGGCTTCGCCGTGTGTACTCAGGTCTCTTATGTACACCCAGCAAACTCATGAAATCTTTAGGCCGCCACGTACACTGGTTCGACTGGCCACTCCTCTACTGCTTCGCAGAGGGCGGCGCCGATGTTACCGTAGGCATACGAGACATCAACGTTAACGCAGAGAGTCGAAGAACCGCATCGACCGCCATGGTTAGCGCTACACCCACGCAGGCAGAGACGGAAACCGCTTGTTGCGCCGGACGTATTCCAATAATAAGCACACCAGTAGGTAGTCTGGCTGCCTCCGACGGCCGTAGGAAAATTCTCCAGGTTGTCCATGGAGAGCATGGTTGCCCAGCCTTCGCCTTTTTTGATGGATGTGCTGTAGGCAATCATTCCTGTGGCATTACCGACAGTCCATGAACCATAGATGGAAGGTGCTACAAGGTGGGTGACTGTCGTATCTTCGTTGACCCTTACGAACTCATCATCCATATGATACCAGAGATGACCGTAAGAGTTTTTAAGGCCGAAGAAGGAGTTGACCTTGGCCGCATACCAGGTAGAGCCGTCATCGTTGAGTATATTGACGGTAGTCTCTCCGCAGCTATCGCCCAGGTCGAGACCGGCATCCATCGGGACGAGCGGGCGGCAGCCGTTGTAGCTATTCCACGCACTCCAGTCTTTTTGTGTCACGCCAGGACCAAGACCACCCTGATAGAGTCCGTTTGCATCTCGCTCTGTGTTGACTGCCGCCTGTGCGTAGTGGGTGCCGAAGATAACCCCGAAGAGCGCAGCGGTCACGGCGAAGTGACGCATCGAGGAACAGAGCCACCCCGTGCCGTTCTTTCTGGCCGCAGCTCGCCAGTACTCTGTGTTTTGGTTGCAGGCTGGCTTGCCGAGGAACGAGCGGTTGGTGTTGTCGAGAGTGGCATCGTTATTGCCACCTCTGTAGTCTGCGCCTGTATTAAGGAAGCTAACCAGACGACCTGTGCTGCGCTCTAAAGTGGCATGGCCAGAGGCAGAACGTGATCCGATAGGGATTGTGTAGTTATATTCACCTTTGATTGGAGTAAGTCCAACCTTCATATAGAACAAGCGGCCTACGGTCTTGAATACCAGATAGAACTTACGGTTCCATCCCCACTGGTAATGTCCCTCTGATCCGTCTAACTTTGCAGCCTCTCCTGTGGCATATTTGTGATGATCTTTGGAGTCGAGTTTTCGGCGGCTATGGTCATTCTTGACCAGGTAGCAACCGAGACCAAGCTGAATTGGCAGCTCTCTCAAGAGCTCAAGCGATCCCACATAGGTTGCTGCCTGAGGGGTTGCGTTGTCTAGATTCCAGACACGCCCGCACCAAAGATTCTGTCCCATATCTACAGCGTCTTTGAGCGACATCTGCTGTGCCGTGCCCGTCTTTCTATCGTAGACCTCAATCTGTTTGTCTGTCGAGGAAGTGTCGGCAGCAGGGAGGTCTGCCACCTGCTGCGCCCCGTCGAAGGCTGCGATGATAGCCTTGACCTTAGCCTCTTCTTCTGATGTTAATGCCATAATTAAACTGTATTTAATTGATTAAACAATGTGATTTAAATGATGCGTAATGATGAGCCCACCTTGCGTAGCTTTCCCGATGCCGACAGGCGAAGGCGTGGCTGGTGTATAGTGATGCTCACCTCTTGCCAAAGCGGTGTGTTGGCTGTGGGGATGACCCAGAACTTGGTCGTGCCCTCGCCCTTGACGATGAGGTTGCCGCTTGGGTCTGCCACCAGCGAGTCGCCCTCGGCACGCTGGAAGAGCACGCTCTGAGGGAGGTAGCTCGGTATGAGTTGGGCTGTGATGCGCTGTGCCACCTTGTTGCGTAGGCTTATCTCCGGGAGATAGGTCAGGTTCATACGCGATGGTGCGATGAAGCCTGTGGCTATCTGACCTGCCAATCCATCCATTTGTGCAATCTTGGCATCGGCTCGTTTGGCAGCAGCATCTGCCTCAGTAGCCTTTGTCTCAGCTAGAGCTGCTTGTGCTGCTGCAGCTGTAGCCTGCTCTTGTGCAGTATTGGCTGCACTCTGAGCGAGATTTGCTGCCTTGTTGGCATCGTCGGCTGCACTCTGTGCCTTGATGGTTGGTGTCTTATCGAGCCATCTGCGCCATTTGGTGTTTGTATCCGAAGGAGTTGTTGTGTTACCATCCTCCAGTGACGCATAGACTCCTGTAGATGTATGAACTATATCCCCTTCATCGTAGCCCCTAACAGTCTGTCCATCCTCTTCATATGAGTAGTCCGACTTCCAGGTACCTTGATCGGTGAAGGCGACATTACCAACAACAATGATATTTGTATTATCTGCCATATATTTATTAAACTTTAATGACTAACTTGTTTCTACGCTTGACAACATGTTCTGCGACATGGCTTCCGTAATCAATCATAAGTAACTTGTTACGATGCTGGCGGAATGACGGATACATAGCGCCGCCTCGAGCAATGACACCCGTATCGGCATATTCATGCTTGGAGAGGTCCCATTGCCACCAGTTTCCGTTGCTTCCCATTTTGGGTGGATGATCGTTCATTTCCTTAGCGAGGTCGGTCTGCGTCTTTGAGTTGGTAATGGCGGCGGAGGTATCCTGCTGTCGCTTGACTTCTGCCGTCTTGCGTGCCGTCTCGTTATTATTGCGAGTAGTTTCGGCGTTCTGACGTGAGGTTTCGTTGCTGTTACGAGTACTTTCAGCTTTCACTCGGTCAGCTTCGCCCTGCGTTACCTTGGTATAAGCCGCGGCAAGAGCTTCCAGGTCTGGGTCTATATCGGTATAGGCTACTACCTGAGACCACGTTTTGCCATTATCATAGCTCACCTCGATACCCATCGCGCCGCCACGAAATTGAGGGGTCTTTCCCTCGGCTACTACACCGAGATCTTCGCCGCCTATCTCCCAATGGCCGTTGTTATTGATTACTGGCTTAATACCTGCGATCAGGTAAGCCCTTGCGAACTCGGCAGGTATCTTAACCTGCGAGCCGTTAGCCATGTAGATCCAGAAGAAGTCGGTACTCATCACAAGGCGAGATGCCGTATTCAGCTGGCTGGCTATATCATTGATTTTTGTTTCTGTTGCCATAATTAATCATTTTTTAAAGATTCATTGATTGCCTTCTCTACGGCTTCGATGAAGCAAGGAGCAGTGGTTCTCTCTACCAGCCCCTTGATGATGTCGAGTTCTTCCTGCGAGTAGTCGGTTTCATCACTTCCATTCCACATCTTTACGGCAAGAGCCTGTCCTGCGAGTCCAAGACCTGCACCCTGCGAATAGATGATGTTCGCAATCTGCTTTCGTGCGTTCACTACCTGACACTGGCTCTTGTCGAGTGTCACAAATACTTCGAGATATTCTAACTTAACTTTCATATTCTTTGCTTATTATTTTAAATTACCAAATAAGAGATTACCATGCACTAGCAATGACAATAGCTTGCCTATTAGCGGACAATCAATCGCTGTTTTCTCTTGTCTTTATAACCATATTATCGACCTTTATAAATTTTTAATATTCCGTTCTCTTCATATATCATTCCTTTTCTCGCAACCGATGGAATGCCAGATGGTATACCGGCAAGAAAAAGATACAGTGCGCTTGCCTTCTTGTCAACGAGGCATTTTAGTCCTGTAGTCGGTATATCTGTCCCGTGATAGCCAAAGTTACTTATATCGTTTGCTACTCTTAATTGTACGTAAGTATTGAAGTAATCTCCAAGTTTAAGTTCGTAAGGCGTTAGCATCGACGTATACCCGGTCATTGCAGTTGTAAATGCGACCATTTTACTCTTTCCAATACTGTCCTTACCGGAAATCATAGAACACGTCATGTCCTTACCATTATTATCCTTTGCTGTAAACTCAGCTTTCACCCCGGAATCTCCATATCCGAAATATAGCGATTGATTGTTTACCGCATCGGCATATTGTATATAGTCTTTACAAAGCTCACAAGTCTTCGTTGTTGACGTATACTTGATAGACCCATCTGCAATTGTGAAGTCTCCAACAAAACCTGACTTCGCAGTAACCTTACCAGTGATATCAGCATCGGTCGTCTTGAACTTACCACCTCTAGTTATAGAAGTAGTAGCCGTGCTGCCTTCAGTACCGCCTATCCAGAACGCATAATCCGCATTATCCTTCACCCAGCGGAATGAGCCGAAGATATTATTACCCTCCATCAGGTTGAACTGCTGGCCTTGGGTAAACTTCAGAACCGCATTCTTTCCCACGATAAGAGGACAATACATCGGACCGGCATCACTCAGTTTTACCCATAGCTTATCGTTGTTAGAGTCAACTGCCGAAGGGTCGAAGGAACTGCCCGTAGCTGTATGCGTAACGTTGCATTGATAGACAGACCAGCCATCGTTAGCATTATTATCCTCGATGTAAATCAGGTCGATATACTTCTGTTCCAGGGTCAGGGCAGAATCATTATGATACGTTGCCCCGCTCTTCCATCCTTCGGAATTCCGGACGATGCAGCCGTTCTTACCCATCTTTCCGGCTTCGGCAAAGTTGGCTACCACAACAGGCTGACTCCAATCGTCCTGAACAGAGTCAGTACCATGTTTTCCTGCACGAACAGACTCCCAGATGAACCGGTTCACAGACGATACAGTCAGCCGTTTTGCCGTCCATCCTCCCTGCAAGATACCATTTGTACGGTAAGGCTTGGCTGGCACCGCCGTATCGTTAGTCGTAGCGATATAGGCACGCTCCATAACGATGACTTCAGCCTGCATCGGCATCGCCTTGCTCCAGGTTATGTTGCCTACAGCATCTACGGTTCCGTCGGTACGCCACAAACTCTCAGTAAGAGCTATCATCGATTGCCAGGCAAAGAGACCATAGTCGCCGAAGAGGTCACCGCTAACATCCTTAAAATATCCGATAAAGAAATAATATTCTCCTGCATCAGGCATGGAAAGCTTCGCGACAAGACTCTGACCATCGCCGCTTACTTCATAGGCATACTTCGATTTGCTGAGATATTCATCGTCTGTCTTCAGCTGATTACCTTTGTCATCGATAACCTCAGATGGAAGATAGAGACGGGAGATACATACCAGGTCGTAGTTAACTTCAGAGTAAGACTTCATCATCACTCTGAGATAGCTATCTCGAAAATGGTTAACAACTTTAATACGGCGTATGCACTTGCCGTTGTTACCAAGAGAGGCAGGCGTCTTATAGAATGTTTTCTTCTGCTTGATACCATCTAACAGAATTTCACTTTCTTCTGTTCCCCATGCGTCAGTACTGCTGTTGTATCGGTCGATAATTTCATCTGTTGTAATCTTACCACCCAGCACGATACTCTTACCTCCCGTAGCTGGAGCCGTCTTTGCCCAGCCGTTGCCAATATCATTTTGCGCTTTATCATAGTCGGCAAGCGTTTTCGGAGTAGGATGACCTGATGGTTCTGAAGCTGAAGATTGATAGCCTACGATGAGACCATCGCCATCCTTACCGTCCTTCGCTTTATAACCTCCGCATGAAAAGTTTATAACTTCGTCCCCATCCGTATACCATGTGATTTTCATTATCCACAGCCACGGAGTGTCATCATTAAAGGTAATTTTGTTGAAATCTTGATTGCCTTCTGTTCTGAATGTATACGGATTCTCGTCTACTTCAGAACTCTTTCCAGCAAGATACCAGGTTTCGACACTTGAAATGCTCTTCGGGTAACGATTGAAGAGCTTAGGTTCAGAGAAACTACCATCCGCTCCTACCTCTCCAGTCTTGTACGCCACATATACATACTGCTTCTCCCGAGTCGGCTCCATCGGATCATCCTGCCACCCCATAGGGTGCAAAACGCCATTCCGACGGTAAGGCTGTGTAATGGAATTCGAATCAGACTGATCAGAGGGATAATAGATATACTCATATCCGTCACCATCAGCACCCGTCACGTTTGGCACTATCTTCACGGTCACATAGTCTATATAGCTGGATTCATCAAGTGAGCCTGTCACTTTGAAGACTATAGTCTGTGCAACCATGCCGAGATTAGCACCTTCTGCACACGATATAGAAGCCGTATTACCACTTATGGAATAAGACACATCCTCAGTAGTAGCTGACCTGTCTATAACAACAGAGCTTATTTTACAGTCCCTTCCGTCTACACGAAGGCTAAAATGAATATCCTCACCGAACGCTGCCAGTGCCTTGCCATTACTGTCTGTCGGAATAGTGACAATATCGTCCGTAGATGAAGCCTTAGGCGCATGCTTACCGAAATGTGCGTATTCCGCAGGGGCAGAGAAAGGTCCCCAATGACCGTTAGTTGATACTCGCTTGCTTACCCATTCGTACAGATTCACTGCATCCACACCCGTAGGATCATCCGTCCAGCCATCAGGAACAAACTCCTGGTCTGTGCGCTGATATTCAGCATTGGTAGCATAGTCGCTAGGAGTAGGGTTTGAAGGAGCGGAGTTTTTCAACTTAAAGATATACTCAATACCCTTACCGTCCTTACCATACGCAAGCACAGGGACAGATTCCTTGTCAAGTATCTGATTGTTCTTGTCGTAGAGAACGAAAGCAACCATCTTATCATCCGAGGTTACATCAACACCAGCACCAAGAGCCAAGTCTTTAGTAGTATTTTCGTCCTTTCCGTATTTCAACGACATTCCAACAGGAAGAGTAGTGAGCTTGTATCGCTTGTCGTCTGACGATGTAGCATAGACATCACAGCTTACGGAATTAACTGTCGTGTTCCCGTCCTTATCGACAATGATACTGTCCGCAGAAGGAATCAGCTCGTACACGACCGTATCAGACGATTTCAAAATGGTAAGCTCTCGGGTATACTCGTAGTTAGCTCCCGCATATTTGCCCACAACCGTGATGTCCAGTTTCGTAACCTGGTCGAGGGTATCGGCGGTAAAATTATCTGCATCGATGGTGATTATCTTTGCCTTGCCGTCAATACTCATCGAAGTCTTCAGCCCTGCTACACTAGAGATACTGAGCTTGGAAATCTCCCAAGGCTCATTGTGATACATAAGGGAAACCTTAGTCTTGATAGGCAAGCCGATATACTTAGCCGTTTTTGTATTCCATGCTACCGATGCACTCTCATTGCTCAGATCGCACATCATGAAAGGAAGGCTGTCGTGCTGAACGCGGATAGGCATCTGCACCGTCTTCGAGGTTTTTCCCTCCAGTTCTACGACGATAGTCACCATCGCATCCGACATTTTGCGCATAGCTGCGTAATCGAAATTTGTATCATCTGCAGTTCCGGCAACACCATCCTTGATGTTCCTGATACCCTTGATGAAAACGGTAGAGTTCTTCACCTCTACGTCGCAGTCCTCGCTTACTACATGCAAGCGATAATGGCCTTCTGTCACGTTCTCGTTATGCTCATCTTCCTCAAGCAGGATATCCATACCCTTGCGCACGAAGACGGCCGTAGAGATGCGGTACTGCTTGGTAGCCTTGCCCTCATCCTGAGTATAGAGACCATTAATGACATTACCCATATCATCTACCGTGATGACACTCTGATACTGCGAGAGACTCACATCATAAGCCTTCGCCTCGTTCTTCAGGTCATCGAGCCCAAGAATATCACCGAGATACTCCACGTTGCCGCCGAAGTATACGTTATCCTGTACGAAGATACCATTGCCTGAAGGATGGATATACGATCCGTCTCTTCGCTTGATAGCCAGTCCTCCGAGCCATCCGTATCGACATACGCGGTTCTCTGTATATATCTCCCAGTTGCATACACCATCCAGCACCTCGATATAGCTGTTTCCCCTTGAAGAGAAATACATGCTGCTCTGGCGCTTGTCATCAGTAAAGCTACCATATTGGGCAAAATCCATATAGGCACAAGGATCCGGAGTTGCCTCCGAACGTTTACCATATTCGAATACGAACTTGCCCTTCTCGCTAGTGACGATTTTCTTCACATAAAAGTAAGTAGTGAAGAAACCTTTATGCAGAACGAAGTTGCAATCATCCAACGCACCTTCTGTATTTTTATCTGAACCATGGGCGTTATCTATATCGGCATAGATACCGCGGCAGATATCTCCCACCTGCAGAGATCCGTAATCATTTCCCTCCAGATGAAGAGAGATGATGTGTTTCTTGGTATCTACACTCTCGATGGTTCCATAGCCGTTGGTATTCCATTGCTCCGCTTTGGTTACAGAGATTTCGTTGAAGACGAACTTAGGAGCAGAGATGAACTGACGGACGAACAGGCTGTTCATTTCTGCGTCACCATTGTTATCGATACTTGCGCCGGAACCATAAGCTCCGGAAACGAAATTGTATGTCATGAAGGCATAGAGTTTCGCCAATCCCTCGGCAGATATCTGGCTCTTTCCATCTCCAAGCTGCAACCCTTTCAGCAGAGTTATCACATCCTCGAAGGTAATCTTACCTTTAGCCGTATCGTCTATATCCTTGCGAATGTATCTCTGTAAGACCTCTGCTTCTTCGTCAAGTTCTCCCGCCTTGTCAGCATACTTTGCACGATCAGCTGTATTAGCCGTATTGGCGCGCATTGCAAGATCCGCAGACTCCGCCTTCTTAGCCTTACCGGCTCTAGCAGCATAATCAGCTTCAGACACATACTCACCTCCATAGCCAGCCGCTCCGGAACTATTGCCAGTTCCGGAATTCCCTTTGGGTTTAACTATGATTTTTGTTTCTATCATACGACTTTATAATATTGTTAGAATATAATTAGAATATCTCTTTAATCGTCATCTGAGCAGTGCCACTGGTTAGATTATAGCTGATACCTTGCACATGAAAGGTCTTACCAATCGCAGGATGTCGATACAAATCGAATGGAGAAACATTACCGTGCTCATCCATCAGATTTTGTTCCATAACGACTCTTGGTTCATGCCATTCCTGCCAATAGTCATTAACATAATGCTGTTCCGGCTTTGCCAGCTCACCGTTGCTACGATTGTAAATACCCAGCAAACTCAACTCCGTAACAACATTCAGCGGTGCAGAAAGACTAATACCATTCTTTACGCCAAGCGTCTTGCATTCTTCAGATGTCAAAGCGGTAGTAATTTTCATCTCGAGATCATCCTTGGTATTTACAAAATCTTCTTTAGTGTCACTCAGATATATCAGATCGTTCTCCGCACCATCACTGCCAACTTTTCCATGATCGCTTACAACCTTTATCTCAAGCTCTTCCAATAAGATGTCGCTCACATGGGAGAGAATCGGCTTCGTATTGCTCGACCACTTGGTATGCCGGAAGGCTGTAGGATGTCGCCGGGTAATCTCTTCCCACACACTGTTGACGGGGCCGAGGATAATGAACTTAACAGCACCATGTACCTTGTCGATCATGCGAACCGGAATGGCGGTCCCATCCGCATCCACACTATCTGTATATCTCAGATTGTTCTGTATGGAAAACTCCGTACCAATGATTTTATCCCCAATCTTAGGGTCGAAACCAACAGAAAAACTCTGCTGATAATATTCATCGTCAGAAGAGCATTCCTCCCTGGTCTTATACTTCATCCAGACATAATCAGACAGCTGCCCGTTACCTGTCCCTGCCACCTTGTCGCTTCCTAGAAACTGCCCTGGACGTTTTTCGACTACGCATTTATCACCTATTATCAACATACACTGAATCACGCCGACCTTCGATAATTTGTCCGTACTGTCACCGAACGCACTATATTTGAATTCAAACTCCTGCGGACCTTCACCCGTAAATGGAATAAATCCGCCATCATTCTTCTTATCCATAGCGTCATCTGACACTACCTCGTTTCTCCAGCTCTTCGTTTTCCAATATCTGCGCGTGTAATAGCGGCCGTCTCCGTTATTGCGACTTGGCACAGTATTATGCCAGACATAAACCTCGTTAGGTTTACCAATTATACCAGACACCCAAGGCTTGTTTTTTAGGTCATAATAATTAGCAGTCATCCTCATTAGTGGATTCATTACCATTTTCCCTGAAATCACAATATAATTGGTTGTATTTCCGTCGCTTGGCGAGAACACACCGCCAACCTCATTGCCTACATATTCTGCGCATGGTATCGCCTCTAAGAGGTCCGAGTCATTAGGATAGAATTCGCTTTCTCCATCCTTGCCATTGCCATTTACGCTTATTACTAGATAATCGGTCATGGATATTTTTGACACGAGCGAATTGTCCTGTCCGCCGCTCGTCTTCTTAACACTACCAACAGATAACAGCATCGAGGCGCCTGGCACAGTTCCCAGATAGTTTACGGCATCCTGTTGATTCGAACCCTGACATAAGTCCTTTACAAGATCTTTTTTCTTAGCTCCATAGAAGCGCCAGTCCTGACATTTCCTTACTTGGACATACCAATCGACCACCGAACCAGCATAATAACTAGTACCACCATGCCCCACCAGTTCGGAAAATCCATTATAGGCTCTTTTACCCTCACCATCGGAAGCATACTCTGTCATATACTTCTGCATGCCGAGAAACGCATTACACAACGTATCACTATCGAGTGGACTTTTGACGACATTCTCCATTTCTTTCACATCAGCTGTCAGCTTGAGTTGGTTGTACGTCTCCGCTACGCTAATTTGCGTATCACAGTCTGCTACGATAGATGTAGTAATATCTAATATCTTAGGATCGATGAACAAATTATCGACACCCTTGAGATTATGCCACTGGTGAGATTTACCGCTCCTGATTGTCTCCCAGGAGAACAGATAGAGACTAAATCCATCCTGTCTTATATGGAGATTGAGATATCTCAGAATCTCAGTCAATACATCCTCCTGAGTCCAGACATCATCCTCCTCATCACCCAGAAAGAGAAGCTCCGAAATACTAATATCCTGTAGTATAGAATACTGTTTATCCTTTTCCGCGGCCACATATTTGCTACCATCATAGTATAATGGCTTATCATGACCGCCGAGAATATCAATACCATCCATCACACCATTCAGTATATCCATCACGATATCATGGAAGGTACGCTGCTGCGCCTCTGCCTTTACCTTATTATATAGTACTAAAGGCGAACCGACATTCTTATATTTTGAATACTGAAGGGCTGAGAGTGCATCCACACAAGTCAGTTCTACTTCATCCTCACACTCATTATATCCCTGCGAGAAAGTCTGAGGTTCGATATATCCGGCAAATAGGCATTTTGTTCCCCGATAGATATTCACCACAGCATCCCTACATGACCCCGAGAAAAATTCTTTTATATAGTTCTTACAGAGCAAGCGGATAGAAGCCTGCGAACAGAGTAGATGGTCGAACGTATCATTTACCTGCGAGGTAATTTCCACTGGGTCATCAGAGAAGGTGATTCCACTACCATCGCCGCCTATCTCCACTTTCTCCGATCGGTCTCCTCGAATAAGAATATAAACGGAGATTTTCTCTTCTAGCCTGTTATAATAATAACCGTGTATATACATAACCTACTAATGCTTTTATAATAATGTTATAATACTATTATCTGATACGGATATTACTCCGCTTGCGATTACTTCTTGTCTCATTCGCTACAGAGCCTACAATATCTCTTCCCCGCAGGCGCAAGTTGATATCTATCGGCGTCTGGTCGTTCTCGACAAGGATACCCTGCAAGCGACTTGTAGAAGCCTTTACTCCTGGAGCAAATCCATCAGAGATTCCAGAACCAACCTGAGCAGCAGCTCCGTAGAGGGATGCGCCATTGGCGATTGCAAAAAGCCTAGCCTGCTGTGCTGCATTCAGGATCATCTCTCCCGAATTAACACGAACCAGGATATTATCACCGCTTTTCTGATTACCTCCAACAATACCACCTGTAGCAAACTTGCTTATCATACCAATAATGCTAGCCAACTGTGCTGCACCTGTAATACCGAAGGCAAGCCAGTCTATCCAGGTCTTGGTAGAGGTCATCGCTTGTGCGAAGGAAAGAACAATCTGACCTACAGCGGCCATCATCATACCAGCCTTGGCTGCCGCACTGTCGGAACCAAGTTGCTGCATGGCGCTTCCAAGCGCTGCACAGCTCTCTCCGGCTACTGCAAGTCCTTTGGCTGTAGAATTAGAGATTCCATTAATGGTATGCAGCTGCTGCTGGACGTTCTGAAAACTCGAGAGATCGATATTACCGAGAGATTGCAATTTCCCCAGATCTTCTAGTCCTTCAACTTTAATCTCTATTGGTTTTAGCTTGAGATGGTCAATTTGCCCATCTATATCCGATAATATATCTTCAGCCTTTTTCTTAACCTCGATATCAGGAACACTTTCGATACCTAGCCTTACCTTCAGCATTCCTAGCTCCCTTTGCTTTCCTTCCATGATCTTCTGAAGACTCTTGGCGGCAGCTTCATCAGCCGAAGCATTGATTTTCTTCTGCAATTCCCTAATTTCCTCCTCATAGAAATCAATACTACCCTCTAGAGCCTTCTCCTTCACTTCTGGCTTCGTTGTAGTTGTCGCTCCGCCTTTTGTTGTATTGCCGGAAGATGATGGTGGAGGAGTCGAACTATACCCGGCAGTATGCTTGAAGCTTATTTTCTGTCCATTCTTGACGATGGACTCCATTTGCTTTTTCACATTCTGCTGCCGACGGTAAAGCGAAGTCATCTTTCTGTTAGCATCATCAAGCTGGCTAGTACCCTCGATTTCAACCCTTTGCTTAATAGGAATAATCTTGCCGTCACCAGCATCTATCTGACCTACTGTCTTGGTTTTAGTTTTATTTTTCTTGCTATATTTCTTCAGCTTCCCGTTTTCATCATATTTAATATCGTGCTGCTGCTTGATCAGGTCTGCTGCCTGGTTAGCAAGTTCCCTCAATCTAATCTCATTGATCATCTGGTTACAGTACGCCTCAGAATTTGCGGTAAGAGCCTGATACCATTGTGATACGGTCGAATAATAGCCCATGGCCTCCCCATACTTGCTATTCATCTGCTGCACCAGAGTCTTCTCCTGTTCCTTGCTACCCTTGAAATCTTTGAGCTTGGCGATATTCAGCGACATTTCACTACGTACGGATGATATCTGCTGAGCAGTTTGCTCGTGCGCCTGCTTAGCCTTCTCTTCTGCTTGCGATAGGTTATCCACGCTACTTGCTGCCTGGTCATTGCTAGCAGACAGATGATTAATCACTTCTGTAAGAGCAGCAATAGCTATTCCAACACCAGCTGTTATATATAAGCTTCTAATTGCTAGTCTTAAGGTTTCAGCGCTTACAGCTGCACCTGTAAAAGCAGCAGACGCCACCTTACAGATAGGACTAAACATAGCTACAATCGCAGAAGTAACCTTAGACGTAACTCCAAGATTAGTAATAGTTCTAGTCAGAGTCCAGGCTGCATTGGTAGTAATAATCAGCTGAGACGCAAAATTTGCGTACGGCAGAGTATTACCAATACTTCCCTGTATTACGTCTGTGAATTCACCAAGTTTATTGTTCAGAAGTTGAATCTTAGCGCTTCCTGTACTACCCATGATATCAAAGGACTTGCTAACCGTTCCTGCGCTGTTTTGCATTTCAGCAGCATTACTCCTGAATTTATCTGCCAGATTACCTACCAAAGGAGTGATAGCACGAAGGCTTTCTGCACTACCGAAAAGTTTGCCGTAGATTTCCTGTTCCAACATACCGCTCGATGCAGAGAAGCGCTTTACGTCTGTACTAAGAGACTCGAGGAATTGCTGCATTCCACCAGCCGCCTTAATAGCCGCCGCATCAAACTGAATGCCCATTTGCTGGGCCATTTCGGTAGCTTCGCTCGAAGGTTTTATAAGAGCCGTAAAAATAGCTGCAAGCTGAGTACTAACCTCTGCGGTATTTCCACTTACGCCGGTAAGTGTAGCAAATGAAGCCATCAGCTCATCTATCGACACTCCTAACGTCGAAGCTTGAGCCGTAACACGCGGCAAGGCTTGCGCCATCTGTTCGAACGAGGTAACACCGTTCTTTGCGGTTAACTGTATCTTGTCCTGTATCTCTCCAGCATTACTCCATTCCAGTCCATAATTCTTGATAATGGTAGAAGTAACCTTTACCACTTCTCCTAGATTGGCAATACCTCCCACAGAGGCTTTTGCCGAAGAACGGAGATAATCAATCCAGTTGTCTTCCGGAACTCCATTCGAGATAACCTGATAAAGACCGCCTGCAAGTTCATCACGCGCAATCGGTATTTCCTCGGCAAGTCCTGCTACCTGTTGCTTCATTGCCGCAAATTCCTTTCCACTCTTACCAGCCATGGTATTAGCCGCAGCCATGGCCGCTCCAAAAGTCCGGCTTTCCGCTGTAACCTGATTAAGGTCACCCACCATCTGCTGGAAGGCATCAGTAACATTTCTCCACGCCTCCGTAATCTGATTGGTATTAATAAGTTTACCCTTCAAATCTTCTGTGGCTTCATTAACACTGTTCACCACGTGTCTCAGGTTATCTACAGCAGTTGTGGCAACAACCACTCTATCTTTACCGTCTATATTGAGCCGAATGTTAAATTTTACCTCATTAGCCATTTTTGCGATATTTAATTTGGATTATTGCGTCTTTTTTATTATATTTGCAGCGTGTTTAAAATAAAACGAAAATTATGAAATACGAAGTAAAACCCAACACAACAAGAACCGCTATTGGTTTGATTTCCGTACTGAGCTTTCTGTTCGGTATGTATTTTTGCGACTTAGCCATGAGACATGGTTCGCCTTCATGGTTAGCAGAAGCCATGGTTTGGTGTCTCGCTGTCTTTTTCGTATCTCTTCTACTTTGGGGATTCATGACATTAAAAGACGACAATATCTAAGCTAATGTAATCCCGCCCTCTTTGCTGCTATCTTATATCTTTTCATGATTTCCTCACGACTGAGTTCCTCTTTCGCTTCTGGAATCTCAGTCTGCACTTCCTTATCCCAGGCAAACTGCATAATATCTCTAGCCTTGAGCTTATCCTTCGAGTAGGGTTGCAGGATGCACAGGCATTGCATTCTTACCCGTTCCCACTTGCCACGTTCCGCAGCATCTACAGCATCATGCCAAGCTTCATACGCTGCATAGTATTCAGATGGGGTGCATCGACAAAAGTCATCCATACTCATCCCCATACACCCCATAGCTATACCCAGAAGATGTTCCACATCCACCGGATCACCATTGTCCGATTCAGAATCTACTGTTCCTTCTCGCTTTTTTTTTCATTCGCTTCTGCTATCGTGGAATTCCACTTAGCTATATCTGCCGGAGATACCAAGTCGCAGAACATCGGGAAGTCAATGGGGAATTCAATGTTATCAGCTCGGCTGGCACTCGACACACAGCACCACATGAGCATCAACAGTTCTTCCATATCCTTCCAGTCCATCTGGCTGACATCCTTGCCGACAGTACGTTTAAACTGGAGCATCGCTCCCATAGTGAGGCGACAAGGAAATTCCTTGTCACCAACCTTAATCATAACCTTATTCATCCGTTTCAGATTCTAAAGACGTTTCACTTACGGCCGAAACCGGGGATTCTTCATTCCCGGCATCATCGGTATTCAGTCATGCAGTTGCGGTCCCCTGCAAGCCTGTGCCGATTTTTTCAACCTTACCACTATTCTCAAGCTGTACACTATACTTCGCATCCTCGCCAGCCTGTGCATCGAGATCGAGCGAAGTAATGATGTACTTACCCTTGTACTGTCCGGCAGTCTTGCCTTCACGACCATCACCCTCACGAATAGAATAAGTTGCCTCGACAGAAGCTCCTGCCAGCTGGAGATCCTTCAGCTGATCATAGGTAGGCATTTCTGCATTGCTACCCGTCAACACGACACCATCAGCGTTGATACTCTCAGAGAAGCTCTTTACAAACTTCTCCTTCCACTTGCCAGCGGAAGCTTCCTTTGTTACACGCTCGCCAGTCTCCGTACTGGTTGTAATCTTACACCCGGTACTGTAACCCAATGCCTTACCCCCAACTGAAAGAATAAGATCTGTTCCGTCTAATACGTCATCCATATTTTTTTCTGATTAAATACATTAAAAACAAGCAGGTCATAATACCTGCGATAATAAAAAACAAATCCAGGCAAACGCCGTTAGGAGGCTTTTTCTGCTCCGTTCTATTATTATTGCTGTACGACATTTCCATCTGTCTGCTAAGCAGACTTACCTGGTTTCGTAAGGAGTCTCGCTCACTCTCATACCGAAGGCACAGCTGCTGCAAGCTGTCACACGATGCCTCTACGATGATTGTTGGTATTTCGCCACCGTCATTCGGCTGTACGTACGCCTTCACGTTAGCACGGCCATGCTTACCATTATAGCTTGCGCCCTGCGGCAGAGAGAGAAGATTATTCATCGGAATGCTCAACCGAACCGTGTCGCCCGCTATCGGCTGGGACCACATCGCCATTGTCTTCACCTGGCTTACCATCTGACTCAGACTTTGGCTTGCACTGTCGGCGCTTTGTACGCTTTGCACCAGGTTCAGTTCCTTCCTGGTCGTCTTCGTCGTGGCGCAGCTCACCACTGACAGGGCAGCTAGCACGATGAGGACAAAGCTGAATAGCCTCAATAGCCCGCGTGAGCCTATTAAGTGCATAGCGGGTGCGGGCGTTCTCCTTGTTGAGTTCCTCGATAGCCTTTGCATTATCTTCTGCTGCATCATTCAGTTCTTTTTGTTTTGCCAGGAGTTCCTTGCTCACGTCGCCATACATCTCCTTGAAGGTGTCATGTATACGCTTCGCCTGCTCAGCCTCCTTCACCTTTCGATTGGCTATCCAGGCGATGGCAGTACCAATGCCGCCCGGTAGGATAGCCCACTGCAGTATGTTTAGTATGATGTCTGTCATCGCCTTTCAAACCTTTCTTAACCTAATAAACTATCAACTATTACTGAAAAAATCTACATTTGCCTGATACCTAACGAGCGAAGCCATTCCTGGACATCAAAAGACGGGCAGGCTTTCTTTGAATTCAACTCGTTATGTCCAACAATACGGATCTGAGGGAAGCGGCTATGGAAATTTCTCACATAATCGGCAAGAGCCTTCTTTTGCTCTAGGGTGCGAGTATCTAGCGGCTTACCGTCGTGCTTACTCACACCTCCTGCATAGACAACATGCCGACTCACGGCATTATAGCCAGCAGCACCATTGGTAATCTCCCATGGATCCACCTCAGCATCCTCGTTATTATCTACCAGGCGTTCTATGCTGCCATCCAGATGCACAAGATCAGTATAGCCCACCTGCTTCCATCCTCTGCCGCCCTTGGCTGGAGGGTCGCAGTGCCAGTGCCGGATGTCGGCGGCTGTCACCTCCCGACCTTCCGGCGTGGCAGTGCAGTGGATTACCAGATATTTCATTTTCGCCATACGGTTAACCAGCGTTATAACCTGAACGGATTACGCCACCAGCGTCTTCCTTCTTAGGCAAGCAGATGAAATAATGACGGTACGAGATGAGGTTACGCTGCTGCTGCGGATCGTTTTCAGCAGCGCTGTAATACATCTTGGTGCTACCAGTAGCCTTGAACACACGAGGTACGTAGAATGCGAATGAGCATTGGAACTCACCAGCCTTAGGCGCTGCACCCAGCGCATTCTTCTTGCCTGTGGTGCTATAGGTAGGGTTGGCGCCGAACTCGTAGATATCGAAACCGTACAGCTTACCGACCTTGCCGTCATTGCGGTCAACGTTGTACTGCTCCTTGAAAGTCTGCTCCGTCTCGAGCAGGTCGTTCACGTGATCAGTACAGAGCACAAGTCGGCGGTTGGTTGGAGGAACACCCAGGTCATCAAGCTTTCGCTTCAGGTTCACCAGATCGTTCATACAGAGCTTGACTCGCTTGGTTACAGGATCCACGGCGCCAGACGTTACCAATACCGGAGTCTTGGCGGTATTCTCATTGGCGCAGAGCGCATGGGCAGCCTTGGCGTACTTGGTGTCATTGAGTGCGTTGGCGCAACTCTCCTTGACACGAGCCATCTTGTCGTAACTCAGGGCGTACAATTCGTCATCGGTGACAGGGACAACCTTTGTCTGGAATTTATCGAGAGAGAAGGTCTTGTCTCCATCCTCGAGCTCCTGGATTTCGATAGGATATGTCTTGTTATTAACCAGCACCTGAGGGTCCGCACCGACATCCACCATGTGAATTACGTCATTATCCACAATAGAACTCTGATCCGGCACGCCTACAAGCCAAGAAGCATCCAGACAGGCACGCAGAGCCCTGATAAGCTCGCCCGTCCATACTTCTTTAAGAACGCCTTCGTAAGCAGAACCCTTTGGCATAAACGCTCCTGCTGCGATAGCAACAAGGGAGGCAACAGCTGCACCCCAGAATGGATTATATCCCAACAAGAGTGCAATGAGAGCACCCATAATTGCATTGAACAACAATGCGGAAAACACTTTAATCAACTTATTCATAATTATAAAATATTTTTATGTTACCTTGAAATTAAGCTGGTTCGAATCCGTACTCAGCCTTGTAGAGGCGAACGAACTCATCAGGATGATTGTCGTGCAGATCCATCATTTTGCCGGATGGAACGGCACTCAGCTTCTCGTACTTGGAGAAGTTTGTTTCCTCTGCCACGATTTGGCCAGTATCGGTACGGTGCAACTGTGCGGAGAGCTTACCCTGTGGCTGCATAGCCGACAAGGTCAACTTCAATGTGTCAATACCTACCTTTTTGCCAAGCTCGACAAAATGGTTCTTCATACCGGCATCGATACGCTTCTCGCTTACGGCCTGATCCACGGCGGCTGTAATACCGGCAAGAGCAAGCGCCTCCTGCGCCGCCTTCAACTCGTCAACCTGCTTCTGGAGTGCTGCTGCACCCTCGGCCTTCAACTTCAACTCACTAACCTTCTGCAAGACGGTAGCTTCGTCAGCTGTTTCGCTAAGCCCCAGCTGAAGGGCTAAAGTTTTCAATTCCATTTCTACTTCTTTTTTAAGAGGATTAATATTACTATTTAACAAAGGCAGGAAAGCACTTCCGTTCTCTTCGCCTTTCATCAACGGCAACTGTTCTCCATCCGGAGAGTATAACACGATGGCGTTATCATTTCCACCGATATCAACGGCACTCACCTCGAAGAGGCGGCTCTTGGTAATTGTCTGCGCAGTCTGTCCTTCCAGCACAAGACTCTTATCATCGGAAGTCTCCAGGATCTGCAAGTTGGCGCTTACCATGCGCATCGACCCGAACTCATACTGTTTCTTCAGCCGCTGGCTCAGCTCAGTGGCTCCGTCAAACTCGATCTCTCCAGTCAGCTCTCCGTTTTCCACCTTCAGGTTCTTCACCAGCCCGACTACACCTTGACTGCGGTCATGCATATACAGTAATACAGGATTGCGCTCGTACTGTGTCAGGTCAATACCTGATGTAATGATGCGCGTACCATAGCAGTTCACGCTCTCATCGCTAATTCTAACTTTCTTTCCCATTTGCGATTCGTTTTTGAATTTCGACTGCAATATTACGAACTTTCCACGAACCCTCCAAAAAACGCTGCAATCGCTTCATAAAGGTATGCAATCATTTCATACTTTTTTGGCAGACTCCCTAAAAAATGCCAATTTTGCAGTGGGTTTCAACATAGCCCGCCATTTTATTCACATTAAAACACAGTTATAACATGACAAAAGCAGAATTAGAAAAGAAGAAAAAGCTCGCCAGAACATTATATATGGCAGGCAAGGATCAGAACGAGATAGCAGACCAGATAGACATCTCCCGTCAGACTCTCTCTAAATGGGCCAACCAGGAAGGATGGAAGGAGCAGCGGGCTGCCACAAGCGTGACCCGCCCGGAGCTGGTAAACAAGCTGCTCCATAGCATCGACACCCTCATTACCGATGTCAATGCTTCCGGTGACGCTGCGAAGATTGCCGGACTGGGTGACAAGCTGGCTAAAATGTCAGCCGTTATAGAGAAGCTTGACAAGAAGGCCAACGTAGTAGATGCCATCGAGGTATTCATGGCATTCAGCAAATGGATGCAGTTCCGGGCACAGAACGACCCGAATATCACACCGAAACTCCTCAAGACATTTAATTATTACCAGGATCTCTTCATCTCCGACAAGATGCAGAACGGTTTTTCCTGCGATCTTTAATACATATATATAATGGCAACACTAGCAGAAAAGAAAAAGGCCATAGAGGAATGGAAGGAGCACTGCAAGCAGATTGCGGCGCTCACAGATACATCGCTCATGGCTCCAGAAGGCAAGAGCGAGAAGGAAGCTCGCATCCACAGGCTACAGCAGAACTATGCTGCTTTCTGCGAGTATTACTTTCCTCACTTCCTGCAACTCAAGGACAAGACTACCGGAAAGGTGATCCGTACCATCCACAATGCGCCATTCCACAACCAGGCGGCAAGCAAGGTCAAGCGCACCGCTAACCTGAAGGCTGTATTCATGTGGCCGCGCGGTCATGCCAAGAGTACCCACATGGATGTATTCACCCCCTTGTGGCTCATGTTCCAGCCGCTACGCCTGATAAACTTCATGGTAGTAGTCGGCAAGAGTGAAGATGCCGCCTGCCGCCTCCTTGGTGATATCCAGGCAGAACTGGAGTACAACGATCGCCTCAAGCGTGACTTCGGAGAACAGAAGCCTGCCGGAGGAGACTGGACCGACGGAGAATTCAAGGCGAACTGCGGTGTCAAGTTCCTGGCATGCGGTCGCGGTCAGAGTCCCCGAGGTCTCCGTGATAGGGAAGCCCGCCCTGATTACATCGTCATCGATGACCTTGATGACGATGAGCTCTGCAAGAACGAAAAACGAGTTCGTGAACTTACATCCTGGGTAAAGTCTGCCCTCTTCGGTTCTCTCGATGTAGGCCGCGGCCGTTTCATCATGGTCGGCAACCTGATTTCCAAGAACTCCGTACTCTATAACATCGCCAATACCAAAGGTGTTTTCTTGAGTAAGGTGTATGCCGTAGATAAGAACGGAGAACCGACATGGAAGGAGAAATGGACACGGGAGGAGGTAGATGCTTACCGGGAATTCGTTGGTTACAGGGATTGGAATAAGGAGATGATGCATAACCCTATCATCGACGGTTCTATCTTCCGTCACGAATGGATCAAGTATAAGCGTATGCCTAAACTCACCAAGTATGATGCCCTGGTCTGCTATACAGACCCATCCTGGAAATCCACGACAGCCAACGACTACAAGGCGTGCAGACTCTGGGGAAAACTGGGTAGCGAACTTCATCTGATAGACTGTTTCGTGCGTCAGGCTACCACCGGAGAGATGGTAAGATGGCAATACAACCTCTATGAAAGAGCCATGGAGCAGGGAGCCAGTATCCAGTTCTATATGGAGTCGAATCTGATGCAGGATACGGCTCTTGATGAATTCTACGAGGAAGGAGAACTTCGGGGCTATCAGCTTCCGATATCTGCTGATAACCGGAAAAAGCCCGACAAGCTACAACGTATCGAGAGTGTCGCCCCTTTATGGGAACGAGGTCTGGTGTTCTACAACGAGAACCTTAAAGACTCAGAGGATATGCAGGTGGGAATCGAGCAGACGCTAGCCCTGGAACACGGAAGCAGAGCACACGACGATGCTCCGGATGCAGACGAGGGAGCCATCTTCATCCTTCAGCGACAAGGACGCGTCGATGCTTTTGAGCCACGCATAGGCAAGAGGAGACCTCCTAAAAATGGTTGGTAATTTAAAAGTATTTTATATGTTTATTACTCAAGAAGATTTCAAGGTGGTGGCTTCTGAAGCCGCACTCAAGGTCATCACCCAGGCAGACGACGCTAACGCCGACAATGCCATTCAGGAAGCGGTGGAAGAGATAGCAGGCTATCTCCGTCCTAAATATGACTGCGACAAGGTCTTCTCCGCCATAGGAAATGACCGCAACCGACAGATAGTGATGTATGCGGCGGATATTGCTCTCTATAATATGATAGCAGCACAACCGCAGAGAATGGGCAGTGATGTGCGCAAGGAACGCTACGAACGTGCCATCAAGTGGCTAGAGGGAGTTGCGGCTGGCAAAATTGTCCCGGACTTGCCGATAGCCACTGACGAGACTACAGGTGAGGCTAACACTAATGGCGTTAAGTGGGGGAACGGCCCTAACCGCCACTCCTGGTAATCCGTATCCAAGTTTAATATTCAAAAATAAAGCAAGATGAATCTATTTGACAAGACATTACAGGGCATCTACGACATCCGGCGTGCCGTCAAGGGTGAGCCACGGATGCTGCATACCAAGTTCGGAGACATCATCCTCGCCGACAAGACAACCCGCAGAAATGCCCAGCATATCATATCCAAGCTTCAGCGCACCACCGAAGCTCTTACCAAGAGTGATATCCAGAAATGGCGCAAGGCTTGGCAGCAGGCTATCAGCATAGAAAGTCCAAACAGACAGATGCTCTACGATATCTACAGAGATACCGCCACGGATGCCCATGTTACCGGATGTATTGGCCAGCGCACAGGCTTCGTCCTTTCCAAGTCTTTTAACATCGAAGATAAAAGCGGCAAGCCTTGTGATGAACTCAAGCATTATTTCGACCAGGAATGGTTCTACGAATTATGCCGCCTTATTCTCGATTCCATCTATTATGGGCATTCCCTGATAGAACTGGGAGATATCAGGAAGGATGGAGACGGATGCCCTTGCTACTCGGAAGTAAAGCTTATCGACCGCAAATTCGTGATTCCAGAACATCATCGTGTAGTCACAGACCTCGGACAGGATTGGACTACAGGAATAGACTATAGAGAGCCGGAATGGTACAACAACCTTATCGAGGCAGGAAAACCTGATGATCTCGGACTCTACCTCAAGGCTGCACTCCACGCCATCCCGAAAAAGAACGTTCTCGCAGCATGGGATGTCTTCAGTGAGATTTTCGGAATGCCTATGCGAGTAGCCAAGACAGCTTCAAGAGATAAGTCTGACCAGCAGCGCATCGAAGAGATGCTCAAAGGTATGGATCTCGCTCCATGGGCATTGTTCCCCGAAGGAACGGATATCCAAATCATCGAAAGCACCAAGAGCGATGCGTTCAACGTCTATGACAAGCGTGTGGACCGTTCCAACAGCGAAATCTCCAAGCTTATCATCGGGCAGACAATGACTATCGAGGATGGTAGTTCCTTATCCCAGAGCCAAACTCACCTCAAGGTGTTCGAAAACCTGATAGAGAGCGACGCGAAGATGTTGGCAAGCATTATCAATAACCAACTTATCCCTCGCATGATCCGTCACGGATATCCGCTTAAAGGCTATCATTTTTCATGGGATGAAAGCGTTGATTATACACCGGAACAGCAGATGGAATACGAGAAAATGATCTCTGACCGTTACGAAGTGGATCCTAAGTATTTCGCAGACAAATACAACATGCCTGTGGGCGAACGCATACAGCAGCCTGGGCTGCAACTCTCCAGACCTTTTTTCGACTAAGCCCCGATGACTACAAGGGGCTGCACAGCCGATACGAAGCCATCATTGGCAAAATGAATATCCAGCTCACGTCAGCCGATGAGAAAAAACTGAGATACCAGGAAATATCCTCCAGTTTCGACAAGCTGATGAAAGCGCTTTTCCGTCAACACGGCGCGCACCTGGATATCAATATCCTGTCAAGCAACGAGGCCATGGATTTTATCCAGGAACATACCGATATCCTGGATTCCAGTTTCGAGAAGGTGGAAATGACCGAAAAGATGCGAGAGCGGTTAACCCGCTCCAACTATATCTTCTCCGGCATGAAAACCTTCCACGAGCTCAACGAGGCATTCCCTAGCTTGCTTGATGAGAATGGAGATAGAAAGCCGTTCGAACGTTTTTTAAATGATGTACGGAAGATTAACGAGACCTACAACAGGAACTATCTTCGGGCAGAATACGGCTTCGTGCAGTCTTCTGCTACCATGGCTGCCAAATGGGAACGCTTTGCCGAGGATGGTGACGAATACTATCTCCAGTACAGAACTGCCCATGATGACAAGGTGCGACCGGAGCATGCTGCTCTCGACAGAGTAACACTACCAATGAGTGACCCTTTCTGGGAGAGCTACTACCCTCCAAATGGATGGAACTGCCGCTGTACGGTGGTCCAGGTTCTCAAATGGAAGTATGATGCCACGCCTCATGGTGAAGCAATGGATAGAGGTAAGGAAGCCTTAGACGGAGAACGCTTTAATATTTTCCGGTTCAATAGCGGAAAGCAGGGCAAGGCGGTTCCTGACTACAATCCTTACACCATCAAGAAGTGTAATAGCTGTAGCCTGGCTAAAGGAGACCCAAACGCCTCTCTCCCTAAAAATGAACTTTGTTCTGCTTGTAAGATTATCAGAACACAAAAGAAATAAAACGCAAAATGGCGGATGTCATCACGACACCCGCCATTTTTTAGTTCTAACTATTATTATCAATACTAGATCGCTCGTCTTCGCATATAAGCGCCTAAAAACATAATAAAAAATAAGTTAACAACATAATTCCCTATAACTTACAGAACCTAATATAATAGTATATATGAATTGAAAGAAATTTATCTCACCGTGCTCCAGGACTTGAGATACTTAACCTTGAAAACATCTATGTTCTCGTACAACTCTTCATGGCTCCCATTGGATAGAGTCTGCCTAGGATAATACCCATCAAACGATTTGCTTCTAATACCTTCCAGCGCCTGCCAGATTTTGTCAGTCAACTGCCAAGCCTCTATAGGCGCATTTTCGCTCCAGTCTATCACCGTATGCAGTTTGATATCCCCGTTACCTCGGAGAGCGCCCTGTATCGTTGTCCAGTCTATCACTCCCAACTCTATGAATACTGCCGGGCGTTGCCACGGCTCGTCCTGATCTGCATAAACTACGTTCTCGTTCCACAAATCCACATGTTTCACCTCGGGAATATTTTTCAGCTGCTCCACGAGTGCAGCGTATAATTCTTGTCTTGGATCCATATCTTGTTTATTTAAATTTGAAGTCGTTCTCAAAATAAGAAGTAAGGTTGTCTTCTATAATGCGCCTCACGTCTTCCTCCACCTCGGGGCTCATGCCCAGGAATTGACGTTTAGGAATCTTGATAACCTTTCCTTCCTTCATCAGAGCCATCGCTTTCCAGAACTCTGCTTCCGTTCTAAGCTGTCGGTTCTTCTTATTGTTACGAAGCTCGCCGTTTTTCTTTCTGCCAAAACCGCCTTGTGCTTCATTATATTTAGCCCAGAAGTATCTTTTCATCCTGGCAGTAACCTTTATTTCTCCTCCTTCATTATGGGTGGCAGCATAAGGAAGATCGCTATAGAAAGTAATGCTGCTTTTATCGCTTCTACTGCTGATGCTTTTTCTCAGCGCTCCAGTATCAACGAGAACATGGCCACCGGGGCGAAGCGGGCTTCTTCTTCTCGCCCAGGCTTTGGTAAAGAAAGCCTGCCTCTCAAAGTTCTGGTCAAACTCATCACTGATACCGATTCTAATATCCTTCAGAATGCGGCCTATTACCGTCTTCAGTTCTTTCTCTGTTGCCATAGCCGTCGTTATCTATGAAATTCAGGAACAGCTCCTCTTGCTGAGGAATCTTATTGTGAGGGTCGGCGCTCGCATTCAGGATATTGTAGAACTGGCGCTCCGAGATGGCATACACCGGGTACACGTAACGCCGCCAGATCTCCCTATTAGGGACTCCCAGCTTGGCATAGCGATCAAAGATACGGTTAATCTCCGTTACCCGCTTCTGATAACTCAATCCACGGTTGTTTCTACATTTTCCGTTCCTCATCGAGGGCTGTTCCTTTCTTTCAACTTAAAACATTATAACAATAAATAATCTAACTTTAGATGCGGCAGAAGCTTGGCTCTATGCGGCGCCAGACTCCCGTCTCCTTGTCGCGCTTCCAGAAGTAATAGTTGGTTGCATTCTTCTGCACTACATTGCTCTCCTGGAAGAGCTTCATGATTTCCGAGTACTCCGGATCATTGAACTTATCCTCCAACTCGTAGAGCTTGGATATGCTCTTGTAATCGAGATCTCCTGCCTGGTTGCGCTCCAGCAGCGTCATTGCCAGCTGGTACATCGGATCATCGGTTCCCTTCTCGCTCTTCTTCATGTAATCCTTCAGAAAAGCTACCAGGCGCTCCGCTGCGAGGTCGGCACGCTCATCGAATCCCTTCACGCTGTTGCAGCTGATCTGCAAACGGAAATCACCATCAGTGATAGTGTAGTTCTTCTGCTCATCGGTTTTCACCTGGCCGTACTCTCTCATCAGCTTGACGAAGGCAGAAGATTCTTCTCTCAGCCACTCCTTGAAGCCCTTGACGTCTGCGGTAACGTTGATGAGCATACCTTCAACCTTGTGCATAAATTCACCTCGCAAGCCCTCGTAGGCATCACGCTTGTTGATGCGCTCGTTCTTTGCCTCGGCATTCAACTGAGCCAGAAGAGATGCCTTCTGTTCTTCTGATAGCTGACTGATGTCAACTGGGGAGCTGCCCTGCTTTGCGGCCGCCTGCTCCTGTTTGTTCTTTTCCTGTTCCATTTTCAATAAATATTAATTTTATATGATTGGTATTAATACCTTCCTGCTGTTTCAGTCCTCCCTTTCGCTTGATGGCTCTCAGCTTCACGCTCAGCTGCTCCAGTTCCGAAATGGTGATCAGGGCAAAATCCTTACCCGCAATCCTCGGATGACGGCAGAACTCGTTGATGCGGTTCCAGTCCTTGGTGTCTATCCCGAGTTCCTGCATCAGGTGCAGGCAGATGCTTCGCCAGTGCTTGCGCTGGTCACCATAACCAAGCATGTTCTCCAATGCCTTGCAGCATTCCTTATACTCCCGCGCCCTCATCTCATGAAGATGTGTTGTGCGCCCATTCGTGTATTGGCTCACGATAGCCGCCTTAGCCTCTTCGTCATCGCCGTGCTTTGGCAACTTATTAAACGAGGCGTAGAAACGATGGTAGTTTGCAATCGGTCGTGCCATAAACTTCCCTCCTTGTTAATCTGCAATCGATAGATCATAAGCCGAGACTCAGCTTATAGTCCTGATAATGCTCTCGCGCTTCATGCAGGGCGTTAGGCAACGCTTGCGCAACCTCTATCTCCTTCAATATCGGAATATCATCCAGGCAGAGATATAGCCCGCTTTCAAACTCCCTTACCTGTAATCGGTGCATCGCCTCACGTCTTACTTCCTTCTCACGCTTCAGCACCTGCTGGCGATGATACTCCTCAGTGGTCTTTTTCCACCATTTCTTAATCGAATAAATAATCTTTTTCATGTTCTAATGAATTGTTTATGGGTTTATAATTCTGTCGCAGAAGCACCTTTCTACACACTATCGAGCAGATAATCATCACTGTCCAGATATTCATTCTTCAGTGCATCTGCATTCATATCGCAGAGCTTGGAAGCAAGCTCGTCATACATCATTGCCTGGTCAGGATAACTGAAATCCTTAGTCTTTTTCTTGATGTAGGCGATGATATCTTCTACTGTTTCATCCATGTTTCTTCGGCTTTTTGTAAGTTACATTTTGATACCCATGCCATTTAATGATTCTCGTTGCCCACATCAGACTCTTGGTCGTAACGACATAGCATCCGGGAGTCTTCGTTGATCTGCGCACGCTCAAATCACAAGTGTAGTTACATTCCATCCAGTCATCCAATACCGAGCTGCATTGTTCCTTGCTCAGCAGCAGGTAGATGATGTCACCTTTCTCGTAATCCTCGAGAGATTCATTCACTTCACTCATAAGCTTTCAAATTACAGATTATTACTAGCCTGGATAAGTCCATCCTCCCATACCTTGAAGGTAGCTCCGGCTTCTCCTATGAATCGGCCCTGACAGACTGCCTCGTAGCCGACAACTCTTACTTTCACGCCCGCCATATATTTCAGTCTGACGGCAGGCTTGCCCAGTGGCTGGCTCTTTGCTTCCTGCGAGATGAAGATGAAACTCTTCTTCGGGAACTCTTCTACCAGGGCTTCTACCTGCGCATATTCCCAATGTGAGTACTGGAACGAATCCACGATGATGAACTTAGGACCCTTGCGCTGCTTGAGCATCTTTTTCAGGTTCTCCAGATCTGAATCGATGCAGACCCTGAATTTGCCCTGTTCTTCCTCCATGTGAAAACGCTGGATGCGTTCCTTGAAACTCATGCTTACCTTCTCCTCGAAGGAGCAGTAGAGTACTATGCCGTATTCACAGAGCTTCTTGGTAAGCTGCATCACGAACGAACTCTTGCCGCCAGCCGACGGACCCGAGATAAACCAGGTATCATACATATCCGGCTGTCCGAAGCACCGTTCCCACTCTCCACCCCAGGGGATGGGCTTATAAGTCATCTTCAGTATCTCCCTGGGGCTGTATGCCCGCTTAACCATGGCTGGCCTCCCCGGAAGCTTCAGCAGCATTCTCTGCTGCTATCTTGAGCTTCTCTATCTCGGTATATACTCGTCTCAGCCCGCCCTGCGTCTTTCTTACGATGGTAGGAATGTCTGCATCGGCTGGAGCATTCACCTTGGCAACGATGGAAGCCTGCTTCATCAGGAACTTCTCACGCTCCTTGCCGTCATCAGGAGTCACCTTGGAGAATCTGCCTCCGTAGCGGCTCAGCATCTCGGTATATCCCACTTTCTTGCAGTCGATGCTGCGGTTTATCTTCTCCTTCAGACCATCGGCGCCCATCATATACCATCCACAGCAATGTTCCGTTGCGTTCCACAGCGCCTTCAGTTCCAGGAAGGCTTCATACTGCAAGTCTCCTGCCTCGTCGAGGATGATAAGTGGACTGTTCAGTGTGCGGAGATAATATACCAGGTCTTCATACACATCGCTGTAGGTTCCCTTGTTGTCAGTACCAAACTCAGTGGCTATCTTACGGATCAGTCTGCGCTTGGTCTTCACCTGCGAACAGTCGATATAAACGGCATTCTCGTGGCAGCCGATGTAGTATTTGGCAGAGTAGGTCTTGCCGATGTTCGGTTCATCGCAGAGAATCATACTCAGAGAAGAGAGCTGCGCAAGCTCCAGCTGCTTCTGGATGAACAGGAAGGTGAAGGTGTTGGCAGGCTTCCATTCTATCTCGTGACGGAGGTTTACACCCAGGCGACGGGCGATGCGCACCCAGTTGGCATCAGACAGAGCTTTATCGAAGGCGCCCTGTTTCACCATGCTATACACCGAAGTGGATATTCCGAGGGATGTAGCATGCTTGGCATCCGAAGGATAATTGGCGCGGTTCTGTGCAATCGCAGCCAGAATCTTTTTCTTTTGTTCTGTTGTAATCATATTCGTTTATTGTTATAAGTTTATTTAAAGTCGATTCTTACGCCTGTTCGAACGCCATCGCTATCGCCAATGCGTCCTCGTCTTCTTCGGATATTGAAGATGTACCTTGTAGTACTTTACCAGCTGTCTGTACTCCGAAATCGCTATCGGGAACATCGGATGTATAAATATCCATCCCAGTCGGCTTCGCAGCGAGCTCTTCAATCTCTTTCTGTTGTTCTTCTTCATAATCCTTGCTATTGTGTATTCCCAACCTAGGAACCAGGTTCCTGTTGGTGTAATTCATAAATTCCTTGACCTTCTTCTGCTGATGATAGAATTTCTTCTTATCCTCCTCGGTCTGTTCTGCCATCACTCTGTTGTAGGTTTCCACCCGCTCTACCTGGTCGATGAATCTGTCACCTTGGAAGATGAATACATCCTGCGGCTTTCCGTCCTCATCCGGCAGGTAGTAAGCAGTAACCTTGTAATTATTGGGCGCCAGGCGCTCCAGTACATCCGGCTTGCTCAGCCACCAGTCTTCATAAGCCACTCTTACCGTAGAATTGCGCCTTACAGAGGTCTCAACCCTCTCGCCGATGTATCGGGCAAGGGTGATGGCGTCAAACGGGCGCAGATTCGGATTGATATGTTCCATCAGAACATCCCATCTTGTCATACCAGGGTATTTCTTCTGATTAGGGTGCAGCGTATGGTTCCACTCGTAGTTATCACGGCGGTCGTCCGCCACAAGCTCATCGAATGAGTAATACTGCTTGTCTTCCCAGGTATCATTACCCGCATCGCTTATTTTCTTGGATTCTACTCTGTATTTCCACTTGCCGTAGAATCGGCCGATACCTACGTGGTTACGGTGGATGATACGGCGCTTCTTGGCTCCGTTAAGGCTCTCAGCCTGCTTCTCCTGTGAATTAAGAGGCGCACAGTAGCGTACATAACTGAACACCGTTCCTTCCTGGAGCAGGGTGTACTTATATTCAGACATCAGGTGATTCTCCACCTCAATACCTGCCGGAATACCCCAGCCATGCTTGGCTATCAGCCTGAACATCTCTCTGAAGCATTCCTTCACCAGGTTCTGGTCCTTATCCCTGGAATAGCTGGCGCCCAGCACGCACTGGCTCACTGAATCATAGGCATAGTAGGCTTTCACTCGCAATTTCGTATCCTTCAGCTTGCGGGTCAGATCCACGTCATCCATGGTTATCTGGCTCAGCGAGTATTCTCCGGCATGGCGGTGCATGTGAGGCATACTCTCGTGCATGAAGGCGCTCCAGCTCAGCTGGCTCTTATCCCAGATAAGCCTGTTCTTCGGCTTATTCAGGATGTTTCTGATGGTGCTGTCGCTCAAACTCTTCGGATTTCCATCCTTGTCACAGAAATCTTCCGGGTCGAACAGCTCTCCTGTCTGAACATCATAAACATCAAGCTCGCCGCATACAAAGGAGTCATACAAATCCTTCACCTGGGAGTTGAGAGGCTTGTTAGGAAGGCATTGCAGGCCGATGACCAGCTTCTCCGTCTTCACGTCAACCTTTCTGGTGTTCTGATTGCCGAACTTACCACTGATCAGTACGCCGTAGCCGCCAGCCTTATACTCATTCACCTTCTTCCGGAATCTCAGTGTCGATTCGGGTAGGGTATGATGATAGGTTTCCTTCAACACCTTGATGGTACTTGCCATCATTTCCCAGTCGTAGCGTTCGCCCATCAGCTTGCGATAGGCAGAGGCTCGTTCGTAGAGCTTGATGCAGGTATTGAGCACTGAAGCATTCACCACATACTCCTGAATCTTCTCTGCCGACAGGTCCAAGCCCGTCTGTTGTCTGCTCTGGAAGTAGCACATGGCGTGCTGATCTACCTCATAATTGGAAGTTATCCATCCTCGCAGCCTTACTTCGGGACCTCCAGGGAACTCAACCTCCACCGCCTTGCGGTATTTGGTAGGCAAGCTATCTACGGCAATGAGAGCCGTGCAGCCGCTTGCGCCACCGCCTCGACGTACCACGTTAATGCGGTTTCTTGCAGCCATCGCTTTATAATTGGATTGGGTTATGATGCCAGTCTCAATAAGCTCTGGTGCAGATATGCAAAGTGTATTGCCGTAATATTCCATAACTATAACCTTTCTTTATTCTTCACTGGTAAAATAGTCCCAGTTTCTACCCATACAGATGCCTACAGAGAGACATACGATGACTGTAATCAGATACCAAGTAATGTCCATAACTCTATCCTCCAACTCTAAATCCACGTTCCAGACGTTCTCTCATACCGGGATTGCCGATGATTTCGGCATCCTTCTGCTTCCACCTTGCTGCCATAATCTGAAGCGAAGGCATCTCTCGGACCAAGACATTGTCCGCAGATACCATTTCCTTACCCTTGAAGAAGATGGTAGCATTACCCGTCTTCTTGTCGAACTCCAGTACCGCTCCGTTGGAGAAGTATTGTCTGAAGCTTCCTTCATGGTCGAAAAGCAAGGTATCACCCTTTTCGGCAACTACCGTCTCCACGCCACCGTTAATCTTGGCGTACTGGCGGATGCGCTTTGCCTTGTCGCTCATGCCCCGCTTGGGGTCGAAGGTGAGAGCAAGCCAGATAGCTTGGTCTGACACCTTGAAGGTCTTGCGTATTCCTTCGCGTACCTCCGTGCTTACATCTATTGCTCTTTTCAT